TAACCCTTATTTAGAAGGAGTACAACAAAGACAAGGATTATATGCATTTAAAGTAGTAATGGATGATACTAATAATACACCAACTGTAATAGATAGAAACGAGTTAGTAGGACAAATATTCTTACAACCAACTAAAACAGCTGAATTTATTATACTTGATTTCAATGTATTACCAACTGGAGCAACATTCCCAGCATAAAAATAAAAAAGATAAATATTTATAATAAAATAAAACAATAAAATGGCAGTATTAGACCCGAACGAAATATTTTTCACAGCTTTTGAGCCAAAACAACAGAATAGATTTATTCTTTATGTAGATGGTATTCCTGCTTATGTGGTAAAAGGAGTTGGAGCTGTATCCGTAACACAAGGTACAGTTGAATTAAATCATATTAATGTATCAAGATATGTAAAAGGTAAAACAAGTTGGGATCCTATCTCATTAACATTATTTGACCCAATTACACCATCTGGAGCTCAAGCCGTTATGGAATGGGTACGTTTACATCATGAATCAGTTACTGGTCGTGATGGGTATAGTGATTTCTATAAGAAAGATCTTACTTTTAATGTACTTGGCCCTGTAGGTGATATTGTATCAGAATGGATTATTAAAGGTGCATTTATTACAAATGCAGGATTTGGAGAATATAATTGGGATTCTGTAGATACTGCTCAAAATATAGAATTAACGGTACAACCAGATTATTGTATCTTAAATTTCTAAAAATTTTACCCACCCCTGATTTGGAAAATAGCTTGGCTTCGGTCAAGCTTTTTCCTATATTGATATGTATCAACGACAAAACGTTATTAATAAATAAAGATTATGGCCGAATTTAAATTAGCTACCGAAGTTGTAGACTTACCCTCAAAAGGATACTTATATTCTAAAGATTCTCCTTTAGCAGAAGGAAAAATTGAAATTAAATATATGACTGCTAAAGAAGAAGATATTCTTACTAATTCTTCTTACATTCAAAAAGGAACTGTACTAGATAAACTATTCCAATCATTAATTGTTTCCAAAATAAATTATAATGATTTATTAATTGGAGATAAAAATGCAATTATGATTGCAGCCCGTATTTTAGGGTATGGTAAAGATTATAATTTTACATATGAAGGAGTAGAGGAAACAGTTGACCTAACAGAAGTAAATAATATCAAAATTAATGATGAATTATTTGAATCTGGTAAAAACGAATTCAGCTTTACATTCCCTCACTCAGGTAATGAAATTACGTTTAAATTATTAAATCACGGGGATGAAATGAAAATTCAACGTGAATTAGATAGTTTAAAAAAAGTAAATAAAAATGAAGATCCTACTCTTACTACTAGATTAAAACATATGATTTTATCTGTAGAAGGAAAAACGGATAAAAAAGATATTCGAGAGTTTGTAGATAAATACTTACTGGCGCGAGATGCTCGTGCCTTAAGAGAACACATTAAATCCATTTCACCAGATATAGATTTAACTTTTTTTCCCTCTGGTAGCGAAACAACAAAAACAATTCCAATTGGGGTTGGATTTTTTTGGCCTGACTTTGGAAAATAGCCAAACATACAGAAAAAACTTATTTACCCAAATACACAACATAGTCTTCCATGGAAATGGGGGCTATGATTGGTTTACGATATACAATATGCCTATTTGGCTTCGTAAATTTACTTTTCATGAAATAAATGAGTATAATAAAAACCAAAATAAAAAAGCAGAAGAAGCAAGAAAAGGGAAAGGTAAAAAATCTATGGTAGATTCATCAGGTAAAGTTAACCGTCCTACATTTCAAAATAAGTCTAGTTATAAGTAAAATTATTCTTTTTAATATTTATAACAAAATACCCTTATGGCATTAGGAGATGATGTAAAAAAAGCAAATGATGAATTAAAAGACTTTAAAAGTACTTTAATTGGTCTAGATGATGCTATTACTAGTATAGGACAAAGTATAACTAATGATATTAAAAGTAAATTAGAAGGTGCTGATGATATTACTAAGGAATTTGCTAAATCCTTCTCACAAGATCTAACAAGATCCATAAAATCATCAGGAAAAGAGCTTGATAATATTGATCAAATCCAAAAGAAAATAAATTCGGGTCAGGATGCTTCTAAAGAAATTACTAAGGCATTAACTAAAATCCAAGAACAGAGAGCTATACAATTAAGAAAAATAGCAGTTCTTGAAAGAAGTGGAGTTGAAATAAGTGAAATTTTAAAGTTTAATCTAGAAGAACAATATAATACCCAAACAGATTTATTAAAAGCCCAAACAAAACTTGTATCAAAAAGAAAAGAAGATTTAGGATTAGTAGGAAAACTAACTAGTGGGGTTCAAGGAATTCTTAAAAAATCAGGAGCAGGTGGTATTGCTGATATGTTTAATTTTGATGATGCAAATCAACAAGCTGCAAGATTAATCAGAATGCAATCAAAAGGTGGAAAGGTTCAACTTTCCACAATGAAAAAAACCAAAATAACTACAGCTGCAATAGCTAAAAATATAGATAAATCAGCAGTTAGATTAGGTGTAGCGGGTGCTTTATTTAAAGTAGCTGGTGCTTTATTTGATCAATTTAAAAAAGCAGATCAATCCACAACTGAAATTGCTCGTGGTCTTAGCATGTCTAAAAAAGAAGCTAAGGAGTTTAAAGGAGAAATGCAAGAATCTAGTATGGCAGCAGGCCTTACTGGCATTACTATAAAAGAACAGAAAAAAGCAGTAATGTCCCTAAATAAAGCTTTAGGTGGTACTGCAATTGCATTTGATAAAGATATTAGAGAAGGGGCAGCTGAATCCCTTGCATTACTTGGATTATCAGAAGAAGCAGTAGGTAACATGGCTAAACAAGCTATGATTGCTGGTAAAAGTTTTAAAGCATTAGAAAAAGAACAAGCAAAAGGGGTTCTAGATGCTGAAAGAGAATTTGGTATTAGATTAAAATTATCAGATGTTTTAGATGAAGCTAATAAAATAACAGGTTTAGCCCGAGTTAATGCTATGGGTATTGAAGGTGGTTTAACAAAAGCTGTTGCTACAGCAAAATCTTTAGGTATTGAAATGAGTGCGGTTGCTTCTTCTGCTGGTCAATTATTAGATTTTGAATCTTCTATCCAAAAAGAATTAGAAGCAGAATTATTAATAGGTAGAGACCTAAATTTAGAAAAAGCAAGATCAGCAGCTTTAGCAGGAGATCAAGAAGCATTAGCTAGAGCATTAGTTGAAGAAGCAGGTAGTTTAGAAGAACTACAAAATATGAATGTTCTTCAACAACAAGCATTAGCTGGAGCTTTAGGAATGAGTGCTGATCAATTAGCGGATAGTTTAGTAAGCCAAGAAGCACTATCCACTCAGGCACAAGAAGATTTAGATAGAAAATCAGATGAGGTTCTAGCAAATGAGAAAATGCAATCTCTAACAGAAATGCAAACAAGAGCAATGACTAAATTATCTGAAGGAGTTCAATCTTTTGGTAAATATTTATTAGTAGCAGCAGCAGCCGCAGCAGCAGTTGCAATAGCAATGACATTTGGTGTTGCTTCTTTACCTATATTAGCAGGAATAGCACTTGCTGGGGCTGCTATAGGAGGAATAGCATCAACTGTAGCAGATGGTGTTGCACCCCCAGGATCAGGACCATTTACAATTACAGATAAATTTGGTGCTACTACAGTAACAGCGGCTGGTGATGGTTTAGCAGTTTCTCCTAATATAAACACAACAGGTGGAGCAGGAGGTAATGCTAATATGAGTGAAACAAATATGCTATTAAAACAAATTTTAAATAAAGAAGGAACAGTAAGAATGGATAGTACCGAAGTTGGTACAGCATTTGCTGTAGGTTCTAGACAAATACAATAATTTAATATTTATAATAAAACAATAATTATGGGACTTTTAGACAAACTAACACAAGGTAAATCTAATCTAACTGGATTGAATGGTGGTACTCCGTCAACCCCTGAATTTGCATTATCAAAATTACATGATACTTATTCAGCAGATGGAATACCAAATGTACCAGGCAAACCCGCTCCAACAAATTTAGTTGATGGCGATCCAGTAAAGTATTTAGATAATTTACCAAGATAATAAAATATGGCTCTTTTAGATTTAACAACCGACCTTAAGTCTTTAAGGTATGGGCAAGATCGCATAGGAGGAGGTAATAGTAAGGAACCTTTTATTACTAAATCCGTTAACAGTACTCCAGGAGATACTGGTGGTCCTGACTTTCTTTTAAGAGCAAATACTTTACAGCATGTGGGAGATGATGCCTCAAGAATGGTTAAATATTTAACTAGTTCAAAAGGACTACAATTTGCAGCTAAACAAAATTTATTATCAAGATCTGCTGTAAGAGCACAAGCTAGTAATGGGCCTATAAATGATGGAATTTATTTACCTACTTCAACTTTAGCACAAGTAGCAACAAATCCATTTGGTGGCCATTTATTAAAACAAGGAATAAATCCCTTTGCGGATACAACAGCTGATGGTTCTAATACTGGAATTGGTATTCTGGATACAATACTAAATGCAACATTACCTTTATCAGCACCTTTTTATGCTAAAAAAGTTAATGAAATTAAAAAAGTAAGTAATAATAGATTAACAAATTTAGTTGATTATAAATTAGGAACAAGAAGAATTTTGAGTTCCTATTCTCAACAAAGTAACTCCTTTTTAGATCAAATAACTAGTGGTGCTGGTAATCTTTTAGGTAATATAGGTGGTGGTTTATTAAATAATTTATTAGCTACTTCGCCTTCTGCTGGTCAAAAATTTAATAGCATATCAATAAATCAAGATGAAATATTAAGGTATGATGGTGGACCTGGATCTGCTTTAGGTATAGGTCAAACTTCTTTAAAAAGAGTAACTAATACCCAAGCATATGACACCCCAGAATTTAAAAAAGATTATTATTTATTAAATTATTCTGGATTAGCATCAGCAGGAACTTCAAGATTTTATAAAGGCCAAACTTTACCTGATTTTAGAAAAGATTTACTTGACTCTCAAGAAAAAGGAAACATAAAAGATGTACTATCTACATCTTTAGACTATCAAGATTTAAATCAGGCTTTTGAGGGTAGAATTAATATTGGTACCCCAGGCAGAAAAGGAAAAAATTTAATAAACTATAACATTGGAACAGGAACTGGTCCTTTAGATAAACTAAATGCACTTCCTATTTATTCATCTACAAATGTAATAAATGCTGGAAATAATATTAAAAATGATTTTGTTAAATTTCGAATTGGAATATTAGATAATAATAGCAACAATCCTAGTGGACAAAAAACTTATATCCATTTTAGAGCTTTTATAGATTCATTTGGAGATAACTATCAAGCACAATGGAGCGAAGAAAAATTTATGGGTAGAGCTGAAAGTTTTTATAGATATGGAGGATTTAGTAGATCAATTACAATGGGGTGGACATTAGCTGCTCAATCTGTAGATGAACTAATTCCTATGTATCAAAAACTAAATTATTTAGCATCTACTTTAGCACCCGATTATAGTTCTAATGGTTATATGCAAGGAAATATTGCATATTTAACTTTTGGTGGTTATTGTTACGAACAACCTGGTATAATTACTGGATTAAATTTATCGTACCCAAAAGAATCTCCATTTGAAATAGATGTTGATAGCAAAACGGGAGCAAATGATGGAGGAGTAAAAACAAAAGAATTACCAATGATAATAAATGTTACAGGTTTTGAATTTAAACCTATACATAATTTTGTTCCAAGAATACAACAAAATAATTTTGAAGGATTAGAAGAAAGTGGAGCTAGATTTGTATCGGCATGGGGTAAAGAAAGATATATTGCTTTAAGAAATGCTAGAGGAAATAATTATGATGGAATTAAAAACCCTAATTTTTCAGGATCAACAAATTCAAATTTTACTGTACCTTCTTCAACAACAGAACAAGAACAATCTCAAATATTTGGTACAAGTGGATCTTTAGATTTTGCTGCTGCAGCTAAAGGATTATTTAGTAATGGATTAGGTTCATTGCCTTTTTAAAATTATATTAAAATGGAAAGATACGATTATACTAACATATACGGAAGAGGAACTCAATTTTATGGGACTACCAAATATCCTGTTGTACCTTATACATCAGATGATATATTTGTAGTTACTCAAGAAGAGGATAGATTTGATCAATTAGCCCAACAATACTATGGAGATTCTAGTTTATGGTGGATTATATCTTGTTCTAACCCAGGTTTAAAACAAAATTCATATTATATTCCTGTTGGAATCCAAATTAGAATACCACAAAATATTGCATCGGTAATAAGTGAATTTAGAATATTAAATGAAAGATAGTTATGACAGGAAACCTAATAGGAGAACAATTTGATACCTATGTATTTGATCAAATTAGGGCTAGGCAAGAATTAAGTGGAGCTGGTTTTGGCTCTGCCTTAAAATCTTCTAATCAAATTCAAGTTCAAAATAATAAAAATGCTTTTATAAAATTAGCTTCTGGTGTTAATTTTTTCCAACAAACTGTAGTACCAACAGAAAAAGAATTTTTATCTACGGCGGGTAGTGGGGTTTTAGATGAAGATGATACAGTTTGTAGTAGTGATGCAAATGAAATTCAGAAACAAGCATTATCTAAAATTGGAAAAGAAAAATACAAACTTATTTCTGAACAAATAAAAGAAAATAATAAACTTCAACTAAAAGCCGCAAATCTTAAATTAAGAAATTTAGGTCTTAGTAATACCCAAATTAAACAATTAGGTAGTGAAGAAACCCTTGCTAAAAAAGCAATATTATTTGGGGGTTTAGGTGAATTAAGTGGAGGTAAAATAACTCAAAGAACTGGTATAAGTTTTACTGATTCCATTTGGAATCCTACAGAAGCCTATGGTTTAGGGGGTAATCAATTCGGAAAACAACCTATGCCAGGAATAACTTCAGCAAAAATAAATTGTATTACTAGAGGATCTGTTAGATCTGCTACAATACAATTAAAAGCATATAACACTTTCCAATTCCAACTAATAGAATTATTATATTTAAGGTTAGGGTTTACAATGATGTTAGAATGGGGAAATAATAAATTTATAAATAATGCTGGAAGTTTAGAACAATTACAAAGTACTCTAATAGAAGATATGTTTTTTGATAATCAAGGGCGTAGTCAATTAGATGTTCTAAAACAAATAGAGGTATATAGAAACAAATACTCGGGTAATTATGATGGATTTTTTGGAAGAGTAACTAATTTTAGTTGGGATTTTTCTCCTGATGGTACATATAATATCACTTTAGTTTTATTGACTTTAGGAGATATTATAGAATCTTTACAAATAAATTTACCATCACCAATAAATTCTTTTGGTGCTAACGCCGACGGAGAAACAAATGCTGAAAATACAATTGAACAATGGTTAAATGATTTTGTTAAAAATGACACTAAAAATTTTGCAGTATGGAGTAATGGAAAATACATGAATTTAAAATCAGGAAATTATGTAGAACATCAAACATTTAACCAATATTATGATGAACAATATAATAGTTTAAGTAGAGATAAAAAAAGAAATTTAAATAGGGGTACACAAAAGCAAAAATTTAAGGCAAAACAAAAAGAAAATTATGAAGCAGCAATAAAAGATAATTCCATAATTACTGGAAAATTAAGTGTTACAGAAGGTATGACTAAAGAAAATAGTTATTTTGTTACATTTGGTGAATTATTATCCCAAATATATGATTGTATTCTCCCTAGAGTAGAAAACCAAAACGCAGTACCTATATTAGCCATGGGTTTAGATGAAAAATTAAATGTTATAAGTGCTCAACCTAATCAAGTATCATTTGATTTAAATACCTGCTTTGTAAAACCTGCATTCTATGCCCCTGGAGTTCAACCACCTAATTCTGTGCAAAAAAGTTGGATGAAAGATTTTTTTGTACAAGAAAAAATAGGCACAGATGATTTATTTTATGGTCAATTATTAAATGTATATTTAAATTTTGAATTTATAAAAAAAACTCTTACACGTAATACTGATAAAGAAGGTGCTTTAAGTTTATTTAAATTTTTAGAAGGGATATGTGATGGTATAAATAGATCTTTAGGTAGTGTTCAAAAAATAGAACCTATTATAAACAATGAATTAAATGAAATTGTATTTATAGACCAAAACCCAATAAAAGGCAACCCAGCTTTAATAAAAAAATTAAAAGAAAAAGTACCTGATCCTACCGATGTAGTACCCTTTGAAATATATGGTTTTAATTCTTCTAATAATCAATCAAATTTTGTAAAAAATTTTAAATTTAATACTAAAATAGATGCAAATTTAGCTTCTATGATTACTATAGGAACTACAGCTGGGGGTTCCCAATCTAAAGTAACAGACGGAACGGCATTCTCAAAATGGAATGCTGGATTACAAGACAGATTTCAGAAAAAAATAGTATTGCCAAGAAAATTCCAAACACCAGATGAAATCGAACTACAAAATGAACTAAATGAACAAAATACGATTAGAGAAGAATTAAGTGCTTGGTGGGGTACAACTAATGAAGAATCATTAAAAAAAGACTTTAACGCAACTGCGTTTGCATTATGGGAAAAGGGAGATCAAAGAAGTGGGGCACAAGGTAAACCACTAAAAAAAATTAAGGGTTATGATGAAGATGGCAATCGTAATAATTCAGGAGATTTTTTAATTTGGAGTGATAAAGTTAAATCAAACAAAAGACCACCTAAAAAAAGAGGAAGGCAACGATTTCATCAAAGATACGCTCCTGCAAATAAAACTGGGTCATATAAAGGATATGAATTTACTAATGTTAATCGTGAACAATTTATAAGTGGGTATATAACATGGAAAGCATCTGAAGGTAAAAATGTTATAACCGAAGAAGATGTTGATTTAGGTTCTTCTTATCAAAGTTGGCTTGTTTATGCTTTTGGAGGGGAAATTATAGGAAAACAAGATACGAATTGTGAAGCTTTTACTAAAGATTCAACTGAAGGATTATATTATAATCGGAGTAATACCCAATTTTTTAAACAAGGGAAAAAAGCATTTAAAGAATACCTTAGATTAAGAGATCAAAAAATATTTAGAATAACTGGTAACCCATCAAATCAACAAGGTTTTATACCTGTAGAATTAAGTTTAACTTTAGATGGATTGTCTGGAATCAAAATATATCAAAAAATTAATATTAGACAAGAATTTTTACCCCCTGAATATATATCAAGTGCATTAACTAATACTATTGATTTTATTATTAAAAGTGTAAATCATAGTATAAGTGATGAAAAATGGGAAACTGAATTAGTAACTATTAGTATTCCCCCAACTCAAATTGAAAATATAGAAACAATAGATGAAGGTTTATTTGCTTATTTAGGTCTTGGAACTTCTGAAACAGTTGAAATAAGTGGTGATAGAACTATAACAGGGGATGCTCAAAGATTCCCAGTAAAAGATCTTTCCCCAGATAATTTTATTAAAGAAGAAATAAAAAAATCTGAAGGATATTATAGTGGTAAAGAAAATAAAGTTATAAGATCAAATGGGATAGCATATGCTTATCCTGATCCTAAAACAAATAAGAAAATACTTGAAATTAAAGCTGAAAGTGATTACTATCAAGGTAAAGAAAATGAACCTTATACTATAGGGTATGGTCAAACTTATTATGCCTCAGGTCAAGAATATACTAGAAATGGTACTACAATGATAGGCAAAGGATCTAGATCACAATCACCAGTTAAAGAAGGAGATTCAATTAATGCCCAATCTGCTGAAGCTGGGTATGAAGTGGTTTTAGCTGGTATAGCCCGTGATATGGTTAGTAATAATAGAATTAGAGTGCCTCTTACCCAAAATGAATATAATGCTTTACTTTCCCTTTCTTATAATTCAGGTCCTGGTGTAACTAGTGCAAAACAACCCCTTTATGATCTAATAAATAAAAAAGATTATGTAGCAGCTGGTGCTAAACTACAAAACACAGTAACTAATGGTGGGTTTTTAACAAGTAGAAGAATGAAAGAAGCCGATATATGGTTTACTAATAACCCTGGAAACCCAACATCATAAATGTATTATCCTAAATCACAAATAATAGAAAATTTATACACCAATGGTGGTGAATATGCTATTAAGTCTACTAATAAAGAATATAAGGGATATTATTATCAAGTTTCTAATAATCAAAGATTTACAGGAAAAAATTCAAATGATTTACCTAATAATTTATTAGTTCCTTTAAGATCTAATGTAGACTATGGTGGTGATGAAATTAATTTTGATACTAAAAAAGGAACATTTTGGACACCTTCTTATAGATTTAACCAAAAACAACAGGGTGTAGAAATAACAACAGCTCCTCAAGCACCAATACAAACAATCCCTCAACCTACAGAACAAGATTATACTAATGGGACTTTTGATAGATATTTTTTATATAACTTTAATAATAAAAATACTTTAGAGGTTAATGAAAGAATTTATACTCAATATATAGATAAATCACCTTCAGTACAATATCAAACATTTACTCCTCTACAAATTGTTTGGACTTTAATAGGCAAAGAAAAAGAAGTATCTAAGGCTAATTTTAATAGCGTACGAATTACTGAAGAACGAAATAAAACATATGGGTTTAGTAAATATTTTAATAAAAAATATAATCAATATTACCAATATGGTATAAATGAAAATTTATACACTGATGGAACTGAATTTAGAAACAAAAGAACAGGTAAATCTTACATAGGTTATTATCACATTCACCCCGAAAAAGGACCAATGGTAGGAAAACAACATATTAAAAAAGCTCATGATTATTTGGAATCTATATTAACAGGTTCTATATTAAATCCATTACCTCCATCACCACAATCTGGTTCTTATGTAGAACCTACAAGAGAAGTTAATATTTCAATTGGAGGATCTGTAGGAGGGAGTGGAGGTTACTAAATAATTTCGTATATTGGGGATTAAAATAAAGGTATATGTACTGGCTTGTAGAAGACGAGGAGCAGTTAAATGTTTTAATAAATAGTAGTTATAAAAAAGCTTTCATTGAGGTAATACCTTATAATGATACTATTCATCCTGTACAAAATCACGTAAGTTTAGTGTATATTAGACCGATTGAAGCGAGTAAAGGCTTTATGGTATGTGTTACACATAGTGAATCTTTAAATGCGTTAAACACGCGTATAAACGATTTATTAAATAAATTTGAAATATTATATTGTAGAGATAAAAAAGAAATATTACATTATTTTCCAATCAAAACTCTTTACGACATAAATACACCCCCTAATCCGTATATACGACCTACAACACCTACACATGATTTATATTATAGACAACACAAGGATAACCCCGAGTTAAATTTAATTATCCCGATTGTTAAACACTATGAATTATGCGAAAACATTTTTGAAGATCTAAAAGCGAATATTAACAATAAAAAAACAAAATATGATGAGTTCTTTAACAGTCGAGTGTCAGTGGTATTCAACGCCATCGAGAGAAGTGGCATACACATACACAATGAAACCTTCAGTGAATACTTCCACGCAGTTGACGGTAAATACGTCAACACTCAGTTCAACTTAAAAACAACAACTACTAGACCTAGTAATAAATTTAATAAT